TTGAGCCAATCGTTATTTCTGCGGTCCCATCTGAGGCTACAGTAAAAGTCATGTCCCCCGCCTTGGCAACTATCGTGCCGTCGTTAGAAACGGTAAAGACGCAAGTGCCAACGGCTATTTCGACGACATCATCTTTTACGGTAATCCGCGACGTTTTGGCCTTGTTGCGGATCTCGATTCCATCTTCTTCGTAATTATCCAGAACGTCATTCAACGTAGCTGGAGCAAAGGACACAATAGCGTCTGTTAAATCATGATGTCTGCAACCGACAGCATCATTGTCTCCTGGAGGCTGTATTCCGCCATTTTCGAACCAGTGGTCGATGGCACGCTGACTGAACTTGATCCAGCAAGAGTCCCCGGCGCGAATAGGCAACGTAATGTAAAACCCCGCCACGATGCACGTCGGCATTTCAACGGGGGCGTTTATAATAACTGGAAGAGACTCAAAAGAAACTATGCCCCTCATGGTTGTTTTCATCTGAATCCCCGGTTGAACCTTACAAGTCCGAGTCGACGGATCGAAAGAAATAATCTTCCCGGGAATGCCTGTATTCATTTGAGACAATGCCCGATCAATGATCTCTCTCAGTTGCACGTTTTTTTTTGCGAGCCTATTATCCATAATTACCTTAATGATGCACTTGGAATGAAAAATCTGGCGTTTTCGGCAATCGTTGTCCATGAATCGCCATGTGTATCACCCATGTGAGTTATATTGTGTACCTCATACTCTCCGTTCAACCGGTCATTTAATACACTTTGCAGTTTAATCTTACCGCCAGCTTTTATATTGGGATTGAAGAATGTATTTACGGTAATCCCTGTCTGTCGGTTTTCTAATGCGTCAGCAGCTAAAAACAACATGGGGTCAGCTCTAATCAAACCATTACTTTCATTTACAAGCACGCTGGGATAATCGAACGGTTGACCGTCTGTCTTTGCGTAGAAAATACCATTATGAATCCACCAGGTGAATCCGTATATTCTGGAAAGTTTGTCCAAGGTCATGTCAGTCGTCCCAGCATAAGTGAACCCTTGATTTCCGAAAGTTATATTAGGAACATTAATAAAATTCATATCAACATCTATATCGGGCATCTCAGAGGCTAAACTATAAACAAGGGCTTGAAGCATATTCCCGTTAATCGCCGTTGCATCGATAAACTGTTTAATCGATCCAAAATATCCTTCAATGGACAACAAATTAGTGACAATATTTGCTCCGTCTCTCTGATGTGTCACGTATAGCAATGCGCCTTTAAAAATCTGCACAATCTGAGTATTTTGCCATCCGGCGCTTAATGTTATTGTTGCGTCAGTGGTTTCACTTAATATTTGTCTCAATTCTCTTGTAAGATTATATATCTGCATGAGTGACGGGATTCCTGTACTCGCCATATGCTTGTGAACTGTAAATTTTATCCGCAACTTTTTGGCGGACCCATCACCTGTAAATGTATATGTTTTTCCTCCCTGGCTAGGGTCTGCGTTATTTAATGGAATAACTATCTTCACCTGCACATTACGAATGAAAGGACCGTCATTATTCATATCGGCAATACAACCTCCGTCCCTGATGGAAACCAAACAAGGGCTGTATTAATTCCCAGCAAATCGGGGAACTGGTAATCACCAGCGTTCACTTCTACAAGAACAAGGGAGCCCAATGATTCCTTAATCGCTGTATAAGGTTTTAAAATATCAACATTCGGGACCAGCATTAAGCCTGCCAACATCAAATTGCCCAGAGAATCTAAAATATCCATCGTCCAGCATGAAGCCGAATAATTATATCTAGTCACTAATTGAATGACGACAGTCCCCATGCTGACAGTCCTATTGCTTTGCCCATCAGGAGCAAGATCAATAATTTTATATGTTGGAGTTGTCATTTTGAAACCCCATTAAAGATTCCCGCCTTATCATTAGTAAGTGGAGTCCATGGAGTTTTTAATCCATAATCCACTGGAGGCTCCAACGATTTTGTGATGACGGGACCTTGAGTATTTGATGTTGCCGTTACCTGATCTTTACTCATTGAAGTCTTATTTAATAATACGAGATTTATTTTCTGAAAAGATGCCCGATATGATAGTTTTCCCCATTCCGGCATATTATTTTCAGCATTCAACGAAACTAAGAACATGTTGTCTATTTTTTTATGTTCTGTGATTAAAGTAATTGGCTCACGACTATTGTATATATTTTCCAAATTATCTAATGATTGCTTGGGTGTGGTTTTAACCCAGTTACTTACCTCAAATTGTAAGTCAATTCTAACCGGATGCAAAATAATGTGATCTTGATAAAAGACGCCCGACTCGACAGCAAATTCGGGAACATCAGCGGCATAAGTATATGCTTCCTGTAATCTGGTGGATATTGGAATCCCTGTTATAAGATCCATATTGGAAGGGTTTTGTACAAAGTCAACATAACCACCATATGCGGTTCTGTAAAATCTTGCCTTATCGTAAGCTGCGCGGGATATCGCAGCCGCAAGGTTTGCTTGCCGTCGCATAATCGCAATAACGTTTCCGCCCAAAGAGACAGGATCAGTTATTTTTTTAAGATTTGGCATTCCTATTGGATAAAGCATTTTATTATCCTATTATGGGCGACAGGCCGCCTGGATATAAGAGCTGGAGTGTTTGCGTGAAACCTTCGACGCTTTTATCTGCTATTTCTTTTGAATTTGCTCCCGTTATGTGCTGATGCACATTAATGACGGGACTGTTATTCACAGCATGATTTTCTGAATGATGAATAGTAGAGTGCGCCACTGGTCTGAGAGGGCTGTTTTTTTTTGTGTCCCAATCAGGATGTTTTAAAATTAATTGTAACGCCTGTTCCCGCCATTGATTTCTCATGCCTGAATAATCAGGGAGGGCTCCTTTTGCCGCAGGTACAGGTGCCGCCGATAGCTGGGCCGGAATAGTTTTCCTCGTTGTCTTCGGTGCTAGATGAGATGCTGATGCCTGCATAGGTTTACTTTTGCTTTCATGCTGTTTTTTATTTTTCATAGGTTCTGACATTACAGCAATGAAAGATTCCCATAAACTGTTCTGATACCACCATGATTTTTTATCAGGGTTTGGTGTTTTGGAAATTGGTAATGCACCCGGTGCAGAAGGAACTGGAACTGATGCCGGCACTGATTTTTTATCAGGGTTTGGTGTGAGACCGGCTTGTCGTCCTGCCCATTCCGCCAGTTTGTTCCAAGACTTTTCTATTACATCAAATACAGACTTAAAAGATTCTATGAGATCGGGATTTTCTCTCTTGAAATAATCTTTAAACACCTTCCATCTATTTTCCAACTTTGTCAGTTGTTCGTTGAAAAGATTAGAGGCTTCTCGGGAAATCTCTGGCCGGATAACAAATTCCCATTTTTCTCCCTCTTTTTTCTCCTTAAAAACGTTGTCCCAAAATTCAGCAATATTATTTTCGGCAGGTATAACATCCAACCCAAGCGAAATCTTTATATTGCGGAATTTTTCTACCGTCGCAGACCATTTTTTATCAAATTCATTAGCCCTATCCAAATCCTCTTGACTGATAAGGTGGGTTTTTTGTTGCCATTCTTTTATTTTATCCAACGTATTTAATGAGATCAACTGAGTTTGATCGGTTACGCCCAATAATTTTATTATTACTTCTCTTTGTGCTGTGGTGGCCTTGTGAAGTTTTTCAAGTGCTTCATATACAACATCATCCCCCGTTTTAGGTACCTTAACGCCGTCAACTATTTTAAAGGGTTGAATTCCTAAACGGAAAAATCCTTCATTGTAATGTCCCGGTAAAAGATAATCCGCAGCGGCTTCGCCAAGATGTTTTATATCTTGCAGAAAGGTGTCCGCATCGGCACCGGCGTTTGCCGCCACGTTTCTCCACTTTTGCAATTCCGCCGCATTGATACCGGTTATCTTGGACATCCTCTCCATGGTCGCGGCCGTGTGTGCCTGTTTCAGAGAAAAATCAAATATAGCCGCACCGGAACCGACAAGAGCGCCTACGGTGGCCATAAGTCCAGCGGTAGCAAACCCAGCAGATTTTGTTACACCATCCAACATTGACGTAAAATGTTGAACAACGGGCTGAGTTCCCGCTTTAACATCCACGGCCAAAATTGTAATCAATTCATCAATTACTGTTTGCCCTGACATTCCTATTTACCTTTTGTTGATTCAGTTATTAATTCATATGACTTTCGTTCGATCCATTCTTTCAAATTTAGGGATTTGTGCATTTCCATCAAATCTTTTAAGTGGAGAGTACCGTCAATTAATTGGCTCCAAGTACATAATCCAGCCCAGACCGGGCGCCCTAACCACCAGTCTGTTCCCCATCCTTCGGGGATTGGGATACCTTCCGCCCCTCCTCTATTTCTTGAATTGCCTTCTTGACTGTCTGGATAAAGGCGTCCAGTTTGGGAAAAAAATCACGTACAGTCTCCCAAAGGCACCAGGTTAGCACTTCGAAAACATCTTCCCTATATTGACCGAAGTGACGTTCGAATTCAATGCTTTCGAAGATTGGGACGTTTCCAAAACTTAATTTAGAAATATTCGCGGATTCCATCATCAAAGAATCGGCTTTATCGGGATCGATAGATTGTAATGCCTGTGTGAATTTAGGCCATCCTTGCTGAGCTTTTGAATCAGAGAAAAAACTTACGTATAATGCACCGAAGAGCGTTGTAACTTTTTCACTTATTAACATGGCGGGGCGTACTGGTGGTTGTAAGATACGATATTCCCTGCCATTGATTGTAGTTTTTCTGATTTCCATAATCGATGCCTCCTTCTTTCATGGAATTTTTAAAGGTTAAAGTTTAAGTCCCAAGCGTTAAACTTGTTTCTTTAGATAAAGCCACCGGCAACAGGAGTGGTAAAACTGGTATCCATTTTAATTTTGAGAGATTCAAAAAGAAATTCTCTTGCCTGCATAGTCGGACCACCTGTCTTCGCTTCCGGTAATTCACCCATCGCGCAACCTGCTGCTGCGATTAATTCTCCTACGCCGGACATGAGCACGATTGAGAAAAACGAAGGAGTCTGCTTTTGTTCTTCACGTATTGCATACATAGCCCCCAGTGCCGGGGATGTGGGCAAGAGGGAAATTTTTATTTGCCCGCCCTGATCTGTTGAGATGTTCATCGCTGGCCCATCGCCTCCTTTTGTGCGAGCAGCGGCAGCTCCGTCTTGTTTGATTCCGATGAAGTCTCCTTCGGCAAAACCCTGGATAGGTATTCCGTTGATAACGAGCGTGTGCCTGTTTTGCAGATATATATTTTCCAATGTGTTTTCCTCCTTTCGGTTATGTTAATTGTTCAATCTTGAGACATTTGACCATTTTATCTCCTCCGGCCCCATCTCCAAGATTAAAGTATTTGCCAACAAAATAATCTTCCGCTTCTTTCAATGTTCCATTAAATCCTGTAACAATCGTATCGCCATCAGCATAAGTGCATTTAATATCTATTCTTGCGTTTTTAATGCCTGCGTTCTTTAACTTCGCGCTGATAGCGTTCTCGGCTTTCAT